GGTACAGCAATGGCTCAACATGCAATGGCAGGGGGAATACCTGGTCCAAATCCTGCGGACGGGGCGTTTTATCTTAGTCCAATATGGGTAGCTGAAACTGCTACTACTGTGGCGCCATTGCGCGGACGAATGAGGGGAATGTGGCATGTATGTCATCCCCTAGCAAATTTTGCAGATGGTCAGGTTTTTTCGGGAGCAGGAGATTATGCGGGAAAAACCTGGCGTATAGTAAAACAGGGACCTATGGGTGGTTTTTGGGCTATTGAAACCAGCAATACCGTAGAAACAAACTAACAGATTATGTATCTGTCTCAATTTAAGTTATACCAATCCAGCGATGTAGGTGCTCCTATTTTTTATGGGACTAGTGGTTCTCTTGTTGATTTGTTGGATGCGTGTCTTGTGAATGGTTATGGTTCTAAATCTGGAGCCGGCTGGATTAAACCCTTTCCCAACACAGGTAATAAAGTAGGTTGTTATAAAATGAATACGGGATCATTAGCTTGTTTGATTGTACAAGACAATGGACCGGGAACACACGCTGCGCGAGAAGCGAGAATTTGGGGGGTTGATTCTCTTTTCACCAATGATAGTGGAAGCAATCCATTTCCATCAGGCTCTCAAGGAGTGGGCCAGACGGCGAGTGGTTCATATGTTATAGCCAGAAAAAGTGCTGATAATACAACAATAAGAGACTGGAGAATTTTTGCTGATTCTAGTTCGTTGTATTGTTTTATACGAACAGGCGATCCTACAATTACTACAGCGTTTTATACTTTTGCTTTTGGTGATATCTATTCTTTAGCGACTGGTTCAGATCCAGGCAGAGCAATTATTATTGGTCGGTCAAGTGCAGAAGGTACTACAACGATAGCCGCAGATAGATTGGATGCATTTGGAACAAATTTGACTACGGCAACAACCGGTCATTTTATGGCTCATACATGGACAGGAGCAGGTATCAGTATCACAGTTGGAAAACATGGAGATTATTGTAAAGGGTCGAGAGACACGTATGTAATGTATGGAACTATTACACCCCTAAATCCGATAAATAACGGCTATTACATTGCTCCGGTGTGGGTTTACGAAAATTCCAATTCTTCAATTCGGGGAAGAATGAGAGGATTTTGGCATATATGTCATCCAATTGCTAATTTTGGAGACAATCAAATAATGAGTGGTTCATCTGGCAGAGTTTATCATATTGTAAAACCAAGTGCAAATGCGGGAATGTTTTGTATGGAAGTAAGTCCGACCGTGGAAACATTTTAATATGGCATATACCTCACAACTAACAATGTATTCGGCGAGCGACGTGGGATCGCCTATAATGAGTGGTTCCAACGGTTCATTAAATAATTTACTACATAAATGTTTGGTGATCGGTTATGGTTCGAAGTCGCCAGCAGGATGGAACTTAACCTATTCTTCGTCCAGTGCTGGAAACATGGTTTTGGCAACTTTCCAACAGAGAACTGGTTCAATGAATTATCTTTATGTCAATGACAATGGACCGGGGGCCGGTGCGGCTCGGGAAGCTAGAATGACAGGATATCCGTGGGTATGCTCAGAGTGTGGAACAGGAAGCAATCCATTCCCAACGGGTTCATCGATGGCTGTAGCTCGAAAAAGTGCAGATACTACAACCGTGAGAAATTGGAGATTTTTTGCTGACTCTAGTTCATTTTATAGTTTTATTCAGACCGATACAGCGGGAACTTGGCAAGGATTTTCATTTGGTGATTTGTATATGCCCCCGGCGCTTCCTATTTCTACAAGTCAAGCGTTGATCGTTGGTAAAGTTGTAGAAAATACCACAACTGCAGCCGGTGATAGATTGGATACACTTCAACCCATTATAACAACGGCCGTTACAGGCCACTTCATGTCAGGTAATGCAGGTAGTATGGGAACAGTTGTTGCAGCAGCCGATAGTATTACTGTTGGGAAAATGGGTGGTTATCCCTTCGGCGGCGGCGCGAGCGCAGTCAATCTTTTGGGCGCAGTGGTATATCCAAATTCATGTAATAATGCGGTCATTTTAAGTCCTGTTTGGGTTTACGATAATGTTGGCACATATATCAGAGGAACTATGCGTGGATTTTGGCAGTTTTGTCATGCTATAGCTAATGTTACTGACGCACAAAATATTACAGGCTCAGGAGATTTAGTGGGTAGGAAATTTCATATTCTCAAACAAAGTGGCAACTCTGGGGTATATTGTATTGAAACCAGTAACACGGTGGAGACAAGTTAATTATGGCTGATATAGTCTATTCAGGAAGTTTGATATTTCCGATAGGTATGGACGTGTTTTTTAATACTGCAATAAAACATATGAACCCGGCGGGTGGTATAGCTAATGTTTTACGGGGTATATCTATTGGCGGACCTACCGATTCCGAAGGTAATTGTCCAGGGGGCCGACACCTACAACCTTATCTGACTAAAAGTGTCGTGGAAGGAAGTCCGACCATACCTTCTTTGGAACTTAAAAGTGGTTACTATAGATTTCGTTGGGTTGTTCAAACGGGATCAAGAACGATTGCGGTAAACGCAAAGCAGTCAGGATCGGTGACAGGAGATTTACGGCCGAGCTTGGTGGTTAAGGCGAATCCAAACATAGGTATTAACCAGGATTTAAGTAGTAGTGCAGCCGCAGGCGCAGGTTGGACTACTATCGGCCCCATTTCCATTTCTGCGACAGGAACAGATGCAACTTGGGTTGAATTACATAATATGAATACAGCGTCATTTTTGATTCCTGCTTATTTTGACCATATTGTTGTTACATGAACGAAACCAATGAATTTTTAGTTTGGCAGAATGAAGTTCCGGTAGTCACCCTTACTCCCGAACAAGAATTTGTCGTATGGCAAAATGAAGCTCCCGTAATGGATATTACTGAAGGATTTGGACCGACTCCAACACCTGTAATACGAAGACGAGCGTTTATTTTTTAAAAGAAAGAAAAGTTATGGCAGAACCAATCAAAATACCAGAAGAAGACCTGAATAAGATTCGGGAAATACAAAATCAGTATCAAACCAAACTTGAAGACTTCGGTAAGTTATATCTTGAAAAAATGGGGATTGATGAAGCTATCAAAGCAGTAGCGAGCCGGGAATTACAGGTTCAAGCTGATTGGAAAGATCTTCAAAAGAAAGAAGCTGACCTTGTTGAAGATCTTTTAAAACGATATGGTGAAGGCAATCTGGACCTTAAACACGGTCTTTTCATTCCTACAACATAATATGACCCATCCGTGTATTTATTATATCATTAATTTTGTAAATGGAAAACGGTACGTTGGATCATCAAAAAATCCAATCGTACGGTGGAATAAACATTTATACAAATTAAGAAAAAATATACATGAGAATTATCATCTCCAAAAATCTTATAACAAATATGGCGAAAAATGCTTTAGATTTAAAATTGTAGAACTATGTTCTACGTCAACGTTGCTCAAACAAGAACAATCCTATCTTGATAAAGCGAAAAAAAATAAAGAGGGATATTACAATCTTAATTTCATAGCAAATAAACCTCCCTCTCCAAAAGGGAAAAAAAGATCGGATGCTACAAAAAACAAAATGTCAATGTTGATGACAGGTCCAAATAATCACCGATTTGGAAAACGGGTGACTAAAAATACCAAAGAAAAAATGGCTAAATCACATTCTAAAGTAAATTATTTGTTTATCTCACCCGACAACAAACAAACTGTTATTCGCAACCTTACAAAATTTTGTAAGGATAATAAGCTTAATGAAGGTGGTATGTTTGGTGTATATCATATGAGGTATAATCAGTACAAGGGGTGGAAAAAATCTTTTTGTAATTGATGTTTATTTGATTTACTTTTCCAAAAATTGGATATATTTATATTTAGTCAGATTTGAGTCTGAGTAAAAATAACAATAAAGGAAAATTTCATATGCCTATACAAGAAGGTGGAACATTCAGTCCAGTTGACCGCATCGTAAGTCCGGGTGTCTTCACCCGTGAAAATGACCAATCTGGTATCGCTCAAGGCGTAGCTGACATAGGCGGTGTCATTGTAGCTCCATTTCCAAAAGGCCCCGCTTTTTGGCCAACCCTAGTCCGTGATCTCGGTACACTCCAAAATACCTTTGGCGTTTCTGACGGCACATACTACGGACCCTACACTGCTGCTGAGTATTTGAGCGAACGTGGTTTGGTCACAATCTGCCGCGTAGGTGGATTGGCGGGATACAAACAGAACTATCCGTTTGTTATCTGGGCCGAATCGGGATCTTGGAATAGAAATGATTCGGTAGGTGCAGTGGATAACACACTCTCTTATGTTTATTTTTCAGGTTCTATTGCCGCTAACTACAGTCAAAGCGTAGTTGAGACAATTGTTTATTCATCTTCATATACCGTTGGTAACGATTCTACATCATCATTTACTTCAAGTTATCTTTCCTTTACTGATACTGATTTTGTTATCAAGTTTGAAGCCGATTCAGCCGACGCGATCAATTTAAGTTTGGCATCTACTAGTGGAAGCGTTGTTTACTACGGACAAACCTTATCCATCGGAAATACAGATTTGACTACTCAAACTCAGGTATTGAGAAGAGTTTTGACTACTGCTGGTGCGACGATAAGCGCAAGCACATATATTACCGGTCCATTTTACTATATGCCCGGAAGTCTATCGGCTTCTCTGGCCGCTGCAACTTTTAGTTCTTCATTTGTTAGTGCTTCAGCTTTGACATTTACGGTTGGAGTTGGCGAAAATACAACGCTGACTTTGATTTCCGGTACGTTTACTGCGATCACCGGAGCTTGTGGTTCTCCGTTGGTGACTCTTACTGGTCTTCTGTCGGGATCGTTCGGTTATTACAGCGGACAATTTACTTCAGCAGGAACGCCAACGTTTGATGCTTGTACCAATACTTGGACTTCTGGCGCTGCCGACATGAGAATATTGGCTGTTTTGGCTGATACTCAAAAAGGAGGCATCAGCGATTTGACGGCTCCTGGATTCAATGGTTCAACGATGCAGACGGGAAGTTCGATTGCGGGAACCGCGACGATTACAACCAACTTTGACCTTACTCTGAAGGAGTCGAACAGCACGACACCTTACGGTGTATATCAGTTCTCCACGGATGCTTCCAGCACCAAGTATATCACTAATGTATTTGGTAATGATCCAACCGCGGGCGATCCAGACCTGCAAGTTTCTGGTCAAAAGATTGAAGCCGCTTATCTGTATAATGTGTTTGAAAACGCGTTGACTGAAGTGGTTGCCATTCCGACCAAGTGGAAGATTACGGGAAGTGCGCTTCCAAACGGAGCTAAAATGTTTGCCGGCGATCCTTTGGACTTTACGGATGCTTATTCCCGTGACTTGACCAATGGTGACAGTGGATTCTCAATCACCAATGCTACTACGCCTTGGGTACTTTCACAAATGATTGCTCCTTGGCAGTCCGGCGGCACCGCGACTAAATTCCGCCTGTTCCGTCTTCATACGTTGAACGACGGCACCTCAACCAATACTCAATACAAGATTGAAATCAGTAACGTCAAACTGGCAGGCACAGTCGCCGGTTCAGATTGGGGTTCATTTACGTTGGCCATTCGCAAATACAGCGATACCGATAAGAAACCGGTTATCCTTGAACAATTCGGTAACTGTAATCTTAACCCAGATTCTTCGAACTATGTGGCTCGCAGAGTGGGTGATCGATACAGCTACATCGACTATCGTGGCAAGATTCTTGAGTTTGGCACGTTCTCTAACAACAGCAAGAATGTTCGTGTTGAGATGGCGGATAGCATAATTCCTGTCAGCGCAGTTCCATACGGCTTCGAAGCGTATGTTACGCCGATTAACAGTTCGGCGGGCGCATGGGTGCCCACAATGAAATACAGCAAGGCTTCCGTCTATGGTTTGAATCCTGGTAAGTATCCATCGGGTATCTCATTTGACGATGCTCCTACAGGTGCAGACGCTGAGTTGACTTCTTTGTATCCGTTGACCTCTACTGGAAACGGTGCAGCCGACGACAACCGAGAATATATGGCTCCGCTTCCAGCGTTTGGGTCGTATGTTAGCATCGGCAGAAACATTCAGTTTGCTTTGGATTCGGATTTGAGAATCAATGGTGTCGGAACTGGCTCTTATTTGAGCGGTTCCAATATTGTTCCCGCGGTATATGATGCCGTCAATGAAACTACCTACGTCAAGATGCGTAAATTCGTGTTTGGCTTCCAAGGTGGATTTGATGGTCAGTCACCCGCCGTTCCAATTAATGTAGGCGGCGACATCCTTCCTGGAAATCAACAGGGTATGGATTGTTCGACGAGCACCGCGGATGGTTCAATCGCTTACCAACAGGCTATCGTGGCCCTTGGCAACGCCGATGAGTTCGACATCAACTTGATTGTTGTGCCGGGCATCGTTTATCAACATCACCCATATGTCACCAACTTGGTTGTTGATATGTGTGAAAAACGGGGTGACTGCTTCTACATCATGGACCTCTACGCCGACGATGGAAATCCAGCGGGCGGTCAGGTCGATGAGATTGTAGCTTACGCCGCTCAGTGGGATACCAACTACGCAGCCGCTTATTATCCTTGGGTGAAAGTAATTGATGTCAACACCAACAAGATTGTAACGGTTCCACCGTCAGTTGTATTGCCTGCTGTTTTTGCAGCTAACGACAAGACGGCCGCCGAATGGTTCGCACCAGCCGGTCTGAACCGTGGTGGCATCTCAACCGCCGTGCAAGTCACTGACCGCACTACGCATGAAGAGCGTGATACGTTGTATGAGGGTAAAGTCAACCCAATCGCATCGTTCCCAGGCTCCGGGATCGTGGTTTGGGGTCAGAAGACTCTGCAAGACGCTGCTTCAGCGCTTGACCGCATCAACGTTCGCCGTCTGCTTATCAACATCAAGAAGTTCTTTGCTTCAACCAGCAAATACTTGGTATTCGAGCAAAACGTCGCCGCGACACGCAACAAGTTCTTGAGCATCGTCAATCCATATCTGGAATCGGTGCAACAACGATCTGGTTTGTATGCTTTCTTTGTCAAGATGGATGAAGAGAATAATACGCCAGATGTTATTGACCGCAACATCTTGTATGGTCAGATTTACTTGAAGCCAACCAAAACGGCTGAATTCATCATACTGGACTTCAACATCCTGCCAACAGGAGCTAGTTTCCCTAACGCCTAAGTCTGACGCACGTTAACTGGACCCAAAGCCCCTGACTGTGAAGTTGGGGGTTTTTTGTTGATGGTAAGACATATTTATCTATATGATTAAGTTGGCGGATATTATCTATGAGTCGATAGGAGATCGTGATTTTGAGCACGATTATTATGAGATTAGGGATGAAGTAGAAAACGAATGGCAGCGCGGTCAAAAACACCAATCGTGGAGATTAATACCTGCTAGAGATTTGATTATTGTCTGGAACACTTACGCCAAATATGGTAGAGTTAATGAAGAAAAACTTGATAAGATTTGGGACATAATCAAGGAATGCGCCATCAAAATCATGCTCAATTCAGATTGGTGGAATCATGGAATGGAAGAGCTGTTTGGAAAAGATAGTTATGATGAACTGACTAGAGATGATTTTGACCGGTTTGCTACTTTTATGTCGGATAGGTCAGGCAGTCAGTTGTGGAGAGGATCGGGCGATGGTCATGGTGGTATGGGAAGATACAGCGATGTGGCGAAACATCTTTACAATTTATTGATGAAGGGATACAGCGCAAATATTCCTGAAGAGAAACTTTTTGCGATAGATCAAATCCTTAATGTAGTGCATGGTTCGGGAGCGATGGCAAAATGGTTTGTTGAAGGTGGAGTAATGACATTGAATAAACTTAGAGATTTTGATGTGAAGGGTATTGTGTTGCCGGTAAAGGAAAATATATGATTAAGTTAAAATCTCTATTGCCTGAATTAACTCAAAAACAAAAAGAGTTAAAAAGAGATTATCTGTTTAGACGTACCAGACTGAAATCATCCAATACAATCCCAAGTTGGAATAATATATGGAACGATCTAAAAAATAGTGATGGTTATAAAAATGAATATGATGCGTGGGCCGAACTGCCAGACGAATACACAGATGAAGAAATTGAACAAAAAATTTACAATGAACAAGAAATCAGGTATGAAGACATTGTTGGGGAATACGAATCGTTAAACGGAGATTTATGTTGGCGTCGTATGACTTTACACTCATCGGTAAATCCCATAACCTTACCAAAATTAGGAATTTTTTGGGCCACCGCTGAATCCGCGGCGGCTACTCACTGGGGTAAATTTTCTCCTGAATACCCATTTTTAGTAACTTACGAAGGTGTTATTGATTTGAGTATAGTAGATTGGCCAGGAACATTATATGCTCGAATGAGTCTAGAAACAGGAGACATTGAAAAAGAAATACGATTTTTGAATAATTCAAGAATTCTTATTAAGAGAGTAAAAATATCAGTGAGAACTCCGATTAACAAACCACAAGACGAAATTTATGAAATAAATGATTGGAGAAGAGTATGATGATTAAATTGAAAAACCTCATCGGTGAGAATTTGGTACCGGAAGGTGTCGTTTATCATGTGACCAGAAAAAGGAATCTTCCTACCATAAAAAAACATGGTATCTTACCCAGCAATAAGTTTACAGGAATGACGGATTTTGGCGCTGTGGTTTTCCTGTTCAATAAGAAGGAAGAGATGGAAGATGCTATGATGAATTGGTTGGGAGATAAATTTTCAGACAATGATGAATTGGTTTTGCTTACTATCAATCCGAAAAATATAGACTTGTTTCCTTCGGATGTGAGTTATGAAATCATCACTGATCAAGTGATTCCTTGGTCTAATATTGTAAAGGTTGAAAATATATGAGCGATTACGAACACGGACAGGCTTTAAGAAAAACAGGTTTTTGGGGAAAACAGGGAGCAGGCGCGATTATCCTTGCCAAATCAACAGGAAAATTTTTGATTCCATTTAGATCGTCTTACGTAGAACAACCGAATACTTGGGGCGTTTGGGGCGGAGCGATTGATTCAGGAGAAGACCCAAAGGAAGCGGCTAAACGGGAAGTCCAAGAAGAAGCGGGATACAGGGGTGGTGATATCCTTATGATTCCCCTGTATATTTTCCATGACCAGAAAAGTGGTTTTAAATACTATAATTTCTTAGCCGTAGTTGATGATGAATTTACCCCAAACTTAAACTGGGAAACTGAAAACTTTAAATGGGTGGAGTTTGGTCAATGGCCTACTCCTTTACACTTCGGTCTTAAAGCACTGCTACAACACTCTGGCGCTGCTATACAGAAGGTCATTGAGAAGGTTAGGGGGTCAGAGACGGTAAATGAATCGGATGGTGAACCTAAGATTATACTACGGGAAAATAGCGGTGAAATCAAAAAAGGTGATTTTGTAAAAATAGACGATGATTATGGTCCGTATGGCGGTAATCAAGGAAAAGTTATAGATTTTGTTAAAATGATACGGGGATCCCAGGGAATGCGCAGACAAAGAATGTCAGTTATGCCACAAGTCGTTTTACGAATTTCTGGAGTTGAAGATGCTATTCAGGTGCCTCTTTCCAAAGTCACCAAATTTGATTGGAATATCGGCTGGTAATATGAAGCGACTTATTACAGAAGCCAACATTTCCGGTAAGACACTGATTTGTGTTGATATTCAACCCGAATATGAAAAGTGGTTTGGATTCAAAACAGCGAAGTGGATTCAGTTTCTTACCCTTAGTTTTTCTGAAGTGAATAATCTTGTTTTCTTATATAATGGGAAAACTACATTGGATATGTCCACTGAGGAACAATATAAAGATTGGCTTGCTGAGAATGGATTGGAACAAGAAATTATTGACGGTTCGAGATTTTACGATAAGGGATATGCTTTTTTCCGTTCCTGTATGAATGTCGGAATTGATGAAGGTGATGTGGTAGATTTCGTAAAGTTTATGATGCGAAATAACATCACCGATTCACGGGAACTTGATAGAAAGATGTGGAAAGAATACATCCGTGGCCAAAAACATCCAGTGGATCGTAAAGATCTTATTGAACTTCTCCAACATTCAGGAGAAATGATTAATATACCCGACTTGATGGACTTTCTAAAGAGTTACAACAACATAGTTTTGACCGGGGGCGGACTGGAACAATGTCTCAAAGAAGTGGAAATAGCCTTGATGGCTCTTGGAAAAAATTACTTCATTCTGAACGAATTTACTTATTGACGAAACGCCTATTGATATTTATAAGCGTTAGCGTTTATGAAACACAATTCGTCAAATTACGAACCGAAATTCGTTCCTTACGACGACGGAAACCTTGCCCATGTCGCAGCGGGGCCTGATTACGGCCAGCCGTGGTCAAGTTCAGCTTGGACTGAGTTAGACTCTGAGGAATACTCTGAGTATCTTAATGAGGTCTGCACTGGGATACTTCATAACAAGGTCAAAGTTGTCAGTGAAGAGTAAATTCTGGGCTGAGTACAAGCTGTACTGCTTTAGTACTGTACTTCTTTATTGTACTTTATTTTTTAACTTATAGCTTTAAGCTTTACAGGGGGATTATAAGGGGGGAACCCCATATCTGTCAACTTGTTTTATTTTTTGGGGATATTTATACCTATGGCAGACTTAGCATTACAACAAAACCAAGAACCTGAATCCAATCCAAATCGCATAATTTATGTAGATATGGATGGAGTGTTGGCCGACTTTGAGGGTCACTTCCAAAAAATCTCCAATCTTAATATCAACGCTATTTCCGACGATGAATTGTGGAAAATCATCAGTGGTTATGGTAAGGCTAAATTCTTTTCAGAACTTCCTTGGCTTTCCGGCGGCCGAGAACTTTGGAATTTCATAACCCAAAACTTTCTGCAAGTCAAAATCCTCAGTGCACTAGGAAAATCCGACCTACAAGACAAACAAACTAGCGCAGGAAAACGGATGTGGTTAAGTAAAAATATCCCATCTCTCCGTGAAGATGATATTATCCTAGTACAGAACAAACACAAAAAGAGACATTATGCACGGAAGGGAGACATAATTATAGATGATACTGAAGTGGTCATCCAAGAATGGACTAGGAAAGGCGGCATCGGCATACTCCATAAAACCGCCACAGAAACCATTGGTAAACTACGACAATATGTATGAATGAGCCGTATAAATTTAGAGAGAAAAAAGTAAAATCTCATTTTGCTGATGGGTGGGATTGGCATTTCGGCCCTGATTTTGATGTATATTACAACAATATCTATTTAGGTACTATTATCAATCCTGAACCGGATGGCTACAAAATAGGCATTGTAGAATTTCCGTCTGGAAAAAAAACTATACCTGCGAATTTTTATGAAAAAATGTTTAAATCCAGAGATTTAGCAGCGATTGCTCTCCATAAATTGTGGAAAAAAGCTAGAATAAATACCTCTATGGATGTAACAATAGACGAAAATATGAAAACTAATCTAAAATGTGTAGATAATGATTGTGGAACACAGTTCGGCGGCGAACCCGGAACTGATTGTCCTGTTTGTGGTGCCAATGCGGTTCCTGAAAGTGGAAGCCCAAAAAACAAAACTGACAATTTCTCAGAAATACCGGAAACCGATCCATTCAAACCCGCGTTGGAAAGGGTCAAAAGATTTACGATGCTCTGTAAACGAATAAAGGAGTTGGAAGCTTCAGGAGAAAATCCGGAGGAGCTAAATCGACTATCCATAGAAAGACGCAAAGAACGACCTATCATTAGAAGTATCATAGATAAAAGACAAGGAACTTCTTCACATGTTTATCCCTATCTAAGAGAGGTCATTAAAAACCAACTTAAAGAAATGTGGATGGGAGATAACCAACCAGAAATAGGAGGCGATTCCCCCATTTGTAAGTTCTGTAAAAAAGAAAAGGCTCTGCCCGCAACTAAAGGTTGGTTTTTTAAATCTAACCCAACTTGCCAATCATGTTTGGATAAAATGGAAAATTATACCCGTGGTCTTGATAGGTTAAGAATTCGTGATGAAGGTTATGGTGGAACTCCAGGAAAAGACAAAGCTTTCGTCAAAAGACACCGTTGGACCGTAAAGTGGAAGCAAGAAAATATGAAACAAAACAAACTAAGAAATGTTATTCAGGAGTGTATCACTGAAGTCATCAACGAAAATGGTGAAGAAGATGAAATCAAACTGATTGGAAGAATCCGAGATATAGCTTTAAAGTCTAAAGACCTCACTGAACCACACCTACAACAAGGGGTATTGGCTACCATTTATGGATTAATCAATCAACTTATTGCTATGCGTAAAAATGCTCCGCATGCCGGTAATCCAAAAGGTGAACCGGAGGATGCTTACGGTCAGCGCGGATATATGGGTTATACTCCTACTCAAAAACCTAAAAATGAGAACTCAGACGCCTTAGACGCTTTACTGAAGGATACCAGAGGTTACAAATGCCCGAAGTGTGGAAATTTTCATCATCTTGGAAAAGAAGACGCTTCTCATCCAGGAAAATTAAAAGTTTTAAATCCATCCAATCCAACCGTGTATCAGTGCGCAAAATGCAAACATAAATGGAATCCTGATAATTTTGCCTCAAGAGTCAATGCTCAAAATCAGGTAGTAAAAGAATAATGAAGGTAAGAGTTTACAACAAAACGCTCTGTCCAGACCTGTGGGATGAAAATCAAAATATCAAACCGGAGGTTTACAAATCTCTATTACAAGTCGCTAAAGACTTCTACAAATCCACCGACCTCACATCTGAGCCTGATGATATATTGATATTGGGATCTTCGGTCGGTTACAACTGGACGCCTCAAAGCGATGTGGATATTCATATTCTCATTGATATCGAACAGGAAAGAATAGACCCTGAAACTTCCAGAAAATTTTTGGATGGGTTAGCCTTTAAATGGAATACCGAACATGAAATAGAGGTCAAAGATCATAAGGTTGAGGTCTATCTCCAAGATATCAATGAAACCAATCACTCTCTTGGCGCCTATTCCTTAATGGACAACCGATGGCTACGAAAACCTTGTCCACAACGGGTGGTATTGGACAAAGAAAAAATACAGCAGAAGTTTACGGCTATCCAAAAACAGATTGATAGTTACATTGAAACGGAAGACGTAGATAAACTCAAAGCGCTGATGAAAGCGATCAGTAGTTATCGGCAAGCGGGTTTGGATAGGTCGGGAGAATTCAGTACAGAAAACGTGGTGTTTAAAGCTCTTCGTCATAGTGGTGAGCTAAAACGATTAAAGGATGCTATCAGCGATATCTACGATATACAGAAAAGTATCAATGAGGCTTGGGGTGAGAAATACATTATACTTGGCTACGTCAATTTTGAATATGAGATTATATCACTGAAAGATACTGAAGGTAATATGGACCACAGACATCTAATTTTTCCACAAGGATACGATAAACATGGTCTAATCAATTGGAGATACAAGTCCTCAGACAACACGATTTTCTTTTGGAAGAAACCCGACCAAAGAGAACTGGACGTTATCAAGGATCATCTGAAAAGAAAATACAACGTCAAAAACCCCACAGTAGAAGTAAGCAGGTCATTCTACTTCAGTTATGGTCCGGGCGGCGCTCATAATATAGATGAAACTTTTAATGAAGCAGACACTTCTGCTGATATTTGGATAGGTTACACCGACGATGAAACATTGGAAACCAACGCGGTCAAAACCAAAGGTGGACAAAACCATAACATTATTCCAGGTTACAGTGCGGGCACCGGTAAAAAACGCTGGCGCTGGAGAAGTGATTTTAACTTTGTATTTTGGTGGACACGACCGGATGAAAAAGAAGAGGAAGCCGTATCACTGTGGTTAGAAAAGAAAACAGGTGTAAAAGTAAAAGGACACTATGTTCCGGAAGATTTTGGACAATCCGACGAAGATATCTATACCGCTGTTCATAATCCATATGAACCATTAAGCCTTCCCCGATCATATAAGAGGAAAATCAGAGAAATATCATTGAATAAAGACCCATCTCATTATAAATTTAGTCCAGGTCAAGACAGATATATTCACAATTTTTTGATGGATGATAAAAATTTTTCAGTGGTAATAGAACCTGCTTCCTCTGATAATGTTGGAGATTTTAGAACGTTTAGCCCGCAATGTGCGCATCATATCGATAATTTTAGTGACCACGAATTGACTAGAGTATTAAAAGATTATGACGTGTGGATTATATCATTTCACAGAGAGACAATACACACGAATCCTGCAGGAAATAAATTTTTACAAAAACAGTATAAATCTTATGGCGACATAACGAAAAAAGCTCTGAGTGTATATAGTGAAATTTTAGGATTTATCAAATTTTTTATAGATAAAAAACATCCTGGTGTAGTGGCGTTTATTCCTGCCAGTGAAAAACAAGAACAATTATACAATAAATTTATTGAGAGATTTGATAAGAGTTTTAACTATGAGAGAATATTCGTGGATAATCTCATTACAGGACACGAATTTTATCCTGATGAGTATGTATTTAAACGAAAAGATATGAAACTGGAAGAAGGAAAATACGACCCGTTCGAATCCAGAGAGTTATGGTTTGTAACCTATGGTGGTATCAATCCTACCAAACAAAAGGGTTACGATCCAAAACAGATTGGACAAGGTGGAATGCACTATCCACCGGCTAGAAGCGGTTTCTACGCTTTCGTCTGGCCCTATGTGGAGAAGTTTCTACTTGGCGGTTCCAAATTTGTCGATCCAAAAGCCCGCGGTAAAGGAGCCAGAAATCGTTTGGCCTACGTTAGAGATAAAGAAGGAAAAATCATTACTTCAGATCATCCCGATTACGAACGGTTGGCTATGAAAGACAAAAATTGGTCGCTTACTCGAACCAAAGATAACCAACCTGATGACCCAAATGAACCTGATAGAGGCGACTGGGCTGACTACAAACACATGCTCTACCGAAACGTAAACCGGAAAAAGTTTAAGTATGAAGGACCGCTTTGGCATCATCTTGGCCAATGGTTGACTCCTGATAAGATATGGGATAGAAAAGGTGTGTGGGTAAAAACTGATATAAATGCTTTTAAATATGCTCTCCGTAAAGAGTTATCCGACATGAAAAAAACCGCATTCCAACACGGACTTTCAGGAGTCAGAGGAACCACAATGGATCACTTGGAAGTTTTCATTGACCAAAAGGTGTAATTTGGCATAATCAACACTATTTATATCCGTATGACCAGAAACAAACTAAAAAAGCTGATAAAGGAAGTCATAACCGAAACTGCGGAAATGTATAGCCGGATTTTACCGCCTAACAGTCCATCCACTCCATTTACTGCTGGGACTGAAACATTAAGTATCAGTAATTTTACCCGACAACAACTGAAAGTAACCACAAAAAATGTATCAGGCGTGGTATTCGTAGATATCCGAGATGGATAAGTTTTTGATAAAAACAGAATTGTGACCGATATTTATAGATGATGAGAAACAACTCAAAAGGATGACTTTATGGCAGACCTATTAAACTCAAATGAAATTTTCTGGACCGCGTTTGAACCGAAGACGCAACATCGCTTTATTATGTATTGTGATGGTATTCCCGCCTTCGTGATTCGCAAGACAGACCGACCAAAACTGGTCCAAGAGAGAAAAGCTCTTGACCACATTAATCTACAGAGATACTACAAGGGCAAATCCATCTGGCAAGAAGTCACAATGGAGCTTTATGACCCAATCGTTCCCTCTGCGGCCCAGGCCGTCATGGAATGGATTCGTCTCTCCCACGAATCGGTGACGGGCCGTGATGGCTATATGGACTTCTACAAGAAGGACATCACCGTGAATGTGTTGGGACCAGTAGGCGACAAGGTTGAAGAGTGGACCCTCAAAGGCGCATTCATTACCAACGCAGACTTTCAGAACCTTGATTGGACAAACACTGGTGATGCATTAAGTGTAAACATTACCGTGAGCTACGATTATGCCGTGCTCCAATTTTAGCGTTACTTATGGTTATGCTATTCTGGTCAAAATAGCGTAATCAAAAATAACTTTTATCATCCTTTACAAATTCTCCTCACTATGTATATTGTAGTGAGGAGTTTTTGTTTTTATGAATGAGTTTAAATGTAAATTGTGTAAAAAAGAGTTCAGTGATTATGATGGTCTTCGACGCCACACTGGCAGAATACATAAAGTTAATTCTACTGATTTTTATGTAGAATTTTATCTCAAAGGAGAGTGGCCTGTTTGTAAATGTGGTTGTAAGAAAAAAGTGAAGTGGTCAAAACAACTAAAATCATTTAGAGATTTTTGTGCTGGTCATCAAAGTCGTATATCGAATAATTGGGGACACAATCCAACGGCTATAGAAAAATCTGCTGAAACCCGACGCCGGCAATATGCTAATGGAGAGCGAGAACCCTGGTGTAAAGGATTGACCAAAAAGACAGATAAAAGATTGGAAGACCAAGGAAAAACTATTTCTGAAAACTTTTCGAGTGATAGAAAAAAACGATATTCTATTATAATGAGTGAAAATCGAAAAAATGGAACTATCCCAACTCTTTTCGGCCCACAATCCTCCCAATGGAAAGGTGGTATAAGTGAAGTAAATAACATCGCTCGTTCCAGTAAACGCCTTTATGACGAATGGAAATACCCGATTTTAGTGAGAGATGGCTTCAAATGTGTAGAATGTACTTCAACTGATAAACAACTCCACATTCACCACGATAAAGAAAAGATGTGTGAGATAGTCAAAAAACATATGCCTGATTTGGAGTGTATAACCGATTTTGAGCTGAAAAAATCTATTGCCGAAAAAATTGTAGATTACCACATCAAAAACAAAATATCTGGTATAACCCTCTGTTCGGATTGCCACGAAAAATACCATCCTTCTCTGAATTTCGTTTGATATTTATAGATTGGACAAATACCATGACAAAAGAGGAAAGAAACAAATTAATGTCTGAGTGTATTGAATCGGGATCCAAAATAACTCCCGAAGAACGTTTAGATAATGTGAGAGAACTAGCAGAATTTTTTAACGATCCTAAGTTTGATAGATATTATGAAATGGTAAAACAAATGTACAATAGAGATAAACGTTTTATATGAAAAAATGAAGGCTATTCTTACAAAAGAACTCAAGTTGTATTTTGCCAGACCTGGTGAACTACATCACAGAGACATCATCATGAGGGTTTTTGGTATAGATACGGACATGGCTTGTGATGTGGGGGCTCTTGGAATTTTGATAGATAAAACAGGTGAAATAACAGATGAAACTGGTCGGCCTGCTTTATACATTGATCGTATGGATTGTCCGCCTGCTACAATAAAACAACTTAAATTTCTGAAAGATTATTGTATAGAACATCGATTAGAATTGTGGTATTTTATACCCGGCAAAATGAAGAAAATAGATTTAAGTGAAAATATTATGAA